ACTGCTACGTTTGAAATCAAAGAAGATGGAGAAGATGGCGAGTATGTAGCTTTCGCGGATCTTACAAACGAAGTCGTTATTGGTTGGGTGAAAGAGCAGCTAGGCGAACTTAACGTATCTAATCTTGAAGCATCTATAGCAGGTATGATTGATAGTAAAATAACTCCACCTGTGGCTCCAGCTAAAAAAGATTTACCTTGGTAAAAAATATTAACTAATTAAATTAAATAAAATGGAAGAAAAAATACAAGTAATTGTAGCGGCTATAGATGTAGCTATATCTAAAGGATGTTACAATTTAAACGACACAGCTTCAATAATAGACGCACTCAGAGAAGTGTTCCCAGCTAAAGAAAGCGACAGCGAACCTATAGACTAATGTCAGTATTAGTAAAAAACGTGAAAATAGCGTAATAATATAGGAGTAAACAAATTAAATTTTATTATGGACTTAAAAATTAAAGACGAACAATTAACTAAGCTACAAGCTTTAGTAAATCAAATTAGCCAAACGCAAATGGAGCTTGGCCAAGTTGAATCTAGAAAATTTGACTTAATAGCAGCTATACCTGCCTTTAGAAAAGACTTAGAGGTTTTTCAGAAAGAGCTTGAAGACGAGTACGGCAAAGTTACTATTAACGTACATGACGGAACAATCAAGCAAGAGGAAGATGGAGTTGATAAGAAAGATTAGTATAGGTAAAGATTATAAAAACGAAGCAATGCATTACTCCGTAGGTCAAGAGGTCTACGGAGGACATGTAATAGATTCAATACTTGAAGAAGACGAAAAGTATAGAATTTACATTACTAAAAATAATGAGGTTTTGCCATGGAAAGACTTTAACAAAAACATGGCTATTGCGGTTGAATATAATTTAGAATATTAATGCACGGTTGGGATAGTTTTATAGTGTCACCTATTAGATCAAGATACGACAACACTAAGAAAGTTGGAGATAAAGAGCTAATACTGAACACTGAGATATTTACTCATAAAAATGTAAGCAATAACGCTATAGTTGTTGGTTTGCCAAAAAATAAGAAAACTGATATACAAGTTGGTGATGAAGTTATCATACATCACAACGTATTCAGAAGATGGCATGACGTTAGAGGCAAAGAGCAGAACAGTAGGAGCTTCTTTAGTGAAGACAAGTACTTTGTTGGTGACGATCAGTTATATATATATAAACACAACGAAGAATGGAAATCATTAGATGACTATTGCTTCGTAAAACCTATAGCTAACGATGATATTTTTTCTTTAGAAAAAGAAAAACCATTAGTTGGCATAGTTAAGTACTCTAATGATATTTTAAGAAGTAGAGGGATAGAGGTAGGAGATAAAATAGGGTTTATACCCAATAGCGAGTTTGAGTTTATTATAGATGGTGAGCGTGTTTATAGAGTAAGAACAAAAGTAATTACAATTAAATATGAATACGAAGGAGAAGAAAGAGAGTATAATCCAAGCTGGGTATAAAGCAGTTGAAGAGTTAATTAAGGTGGCGCAAGAAAAGATCATAACAAATACTGAAGATGATGTTTCTGCTGATAGACTTAAAAATGCTGCTGCTACAAAAAAGCTAGCCATATTCGACGCCTTTGAAATACTTACACGTATAGAAAATGAAAAGGCTGTGTTAGAGAATAAACCGGTTAAAGAAAAAGAAGCCGCGTTCAAAGGCTTCGCTGAAAGGAGGAGCAAATAATGTATCAGCAGAGTTTATATAGAATAGTTGACGATCACGTACCTATTAATTCAATAAAAAGATTAAACAAAGCTAAGCGCTGGGAATATGGTTACAATAAAGAGCACGACATTATAGTCATAAGTAAAACTGGTAAAATAGGTGAAATATACGAAATACAAAACCTAAAAATAGCTTTACCACCAATAAATAACGCTCATAAGTTTAAAAGTGATAAATGGGAGGTGACTCCTTATCCTAAGGAACTTAATAGAGTGAAAACCATATTTGACTGGAAAGAACTACCAAATGAATTTAAAAACGAATACATAGATTATATTGAAAGCGAATTTAAAAAAAGAGAAGAAGGTTTTTGGTTTTACAACAATGGTAAGCCTACTTATATTACTGGTACTCACTATATGTACCTTCAATGGTCAAAGATTGATGTCGGTAACCCAGACTTTAGGGAAGCCAATAGATTGTTCTATATATTCTGGGAAGCATGCAAAGCAGACAAGAGGTCTTATGGAATGTGCTATCTTAAAAATCGTCGATCAGGATTCTCATTTATGGCGTCAGGAGAAACTGTTAATCAAGCAACTATTAGTTCAGATGCACGATTCGGAATACTGTCCAAATCTGGACCAGACGCCAAGAAAATGTTCACAGATAAAGTTGTACCAATATCAGTCAATTATCCATTCTTTTTTAAACCAATACAGGACGGGATGGACCGACCAAAGACCGAGCTTGCGTACAGAGTCCCCGCTTCTAAACTTACAAGACGGAACATTACTAGCACCGACAAACCTGAGGAACTCGATGGACTGGATACAACCATAGATTGGAAGAACACTGGCGACAACAGTTATGATGGTGAAAAATTAAGACTGTTAGTACATGATGAAAGTGGTAAGTGGGACAAACCAAACAACATACTCAATAACTGGCGAGTTACAAAGACTTGCCTTAGATTAGGTAGTAGAGTTATCGGTAAATGTATGATGGGTTCAACTAGCAACGCGCTAGACAAAGGTGGTAATGAATTTAAAAAACTTTATTATGATTCAGATGTTACAAAACGAAACAGGAATGGACAGACAAATTCGGGCCTCTATTCTTTGTTCGTTCCTATGGAATGGAACTACGAAGGATTCATTGATTCTTATGGAATACCTGTGTTCGAAACACCTGAACAAGAGGTTCTTGACCCACAAGGAGATTTAATAGACGTTGGTGTATTAAGTCACTGGCAAAATGAAGCAGAGGGTTTAAAGTCAGATCAAGACGCTTTAAACGAATTCTATAGACAGTTTCCTAGAACTGAAGAACACGCTTTCAGAGACGAAACTAAAAACAGTATATTTAACTTAACCAAAATATATGAGCAAATAGACTACAACGAAGAAACTGTTGATTTAAACGTTGGTAACTTTCAGTGGTTGAATGGAGTAAAAGACACTAAAGTAATGTTTTTACCAAATCAAAAAGGTAGATTTAAAATAAACTGGGTGCCTCAAGTAGCTTTACAAAACAAAATAGTTATAAAAAATGGTGTTAAGCACCCTGGCAACGAGCATATAGGAGCGTTTGGGTGTGATTCTTACGATATATCTGGTACAGTAGACGGTAGAGGTTCTAAAGGATCGCTACATGGCCTTACAAAGTTTAGCATGGAAGACGCACCAGCTAATGAGTTCTTTTTAGAATACATAGCAAGACCACAAACCGCAGAGATATTTTTCGAAGACGTTCTTATGGCTTGCATATTTTACGGCATGCCAATATTAGCAGAGAACAATAAGCCTAGATTACTTTATTATTTCAAGAGAAGAGGTTACAGAGGCTTCTCAATGAATAGACCAGATAAAGTATGGAATAAGTTGTCTGTAACAGAAAGAGAGATAGGTGGTATGCCGAACTCAAGTGAAGATATAAAGCAAGCACACGCGGCAGCAATAGAAATGTATATAAATGACCATGTCGGCGAAAAGAACGAAAGTTTTGGCTCTATGCCATTCAACGACACTTTAAACGATTGGGCAAAGTTCGATATAACTAGAAGAACTAAATTCGACGCATCTATTAGCTCAGGTCTAGCAATAATGGCTTGCAATAGGCATTTATATTCACCAAAGCAAAATATAGAGAGAAAAAAATTAAACTTAAGTATAGCCAAGTATAAAAATAAAGGCTTAAATTCAAAACTAATAGAAAGATAATATGGCTGAGTCAGTTACATCGCATTATTTTCCTAGTCAAGTTGTTAGTGACATAGAGAAAGTCTCGAAAGAGTATGGACTTAAAGTTGGTAAGGCTATTGAGTACGAGTGGTTCAAAAGAGACACCGGTACAAATAGATTTGCTAGCAATCAAAACAACTTCCACAAACTACGTTTGTACGCTAGAGGAGAACAATCAATACAAAAATACAAAGACGAGTTGTCGATTAATGGCGATTTAAGTTACTTAAACTTAGACTGGAAACCTATTCCTATTATACCTAAATTTGTTGACATAGTAGTCAACGGAATATCAGAGAGAACATTTGATATAAAAGCATATTCACAAGATCCTTATGGAGTTTCTAAAAGAACTAAATACATGGAGGACATAATTGCTGATATGAAAACTAGGGATCTTAATGAGTTTGCTCAAGAAGCTTTTGGTGTTACTATAGCTAGTACTCCTCCTGATCAACTTCCAGACAGCGAAGAGGAGCTACAGTTGCACATGCAATTAAACTACAAGCAAGCAGTAGAGATAGCAGAAGAGCAGGCAATAAACACTATATTAGAAGGTAATAGGTATGAGCTAATAAAGAAAAGAGTTAATTATGATTTAACAGTTATAGGAATTGGAGCTATAAAAAATACATTTACAAAATCTGAAGGAGTAAAAGTAGAATACGTTGATCCAGCGAATATAGTTTACTCATACACTGAGTCTCCTTATTTTGACGATATATACTATATAGGTGAAATAAAAACAGTACCAATAAATGAGCTTAAAAAAGAGTTTCCAGATCTAACTAATGATGATTTGGAAAAAATGAGTAAGCAAGGTTATCAGTCTACTGGTTTTTACAATAGAAGTCTGGCCGAGTCTACTAACTTAGATAGAAATCAAGTTCAAGTGTTGTATTTTAATTTCAAGACTTATGCGAACGAAGTATATAAAGTAAAAGAAACTGCCACAGGAGCCAGTAAAGTAATAGTTAAAGACGATCAATTTAATCCACCTAATGAAGTTCTAGAGGAAAGATTTGGTAAAATGTCTAAGCAAATAGAGGTTTTATACGAAGGAGCATTAGTTTTAGGTACAAGCCAGCTGTTAAAGTGGGAGCTAGCTAAGAATATGATGAGACCTAAAAGTGATTACACTAAGGTTAAAATGAACTATTCGGTAGTAGCACCTAGAATGTACAAAGGTAAAATTGAATCTTTAGTTAGTAGAACTACTAGCTTTGCTGACATGATACAGCTTACACATTTAAAGCTGCAACAAGTGATGTCACGCATGATACCTGATGGTATATACTTAGACGCTGATGGCTTAGCTGAAATAGATTTAGGTAACGGAACAAACTACAATCCACAAGAGGCTTTAAACATGTTTTTCCAAACAGGTAGTATAATTGGTAGATCAATGACTGCTGACGGAGATATGAATCCAGGTAAAGTGCCTATTCAGGAGATACAGAGCGGCTCAGGAGGAGCTAAATTAGCTTCACTGATACAAACATATAACTACTACCTACAAATGATAAGAGATGTCACCGGATTGAACGAGGCGCGTGATGGTAGT